CATTAAAGGACGAACGATGGAACGCTGGCAATTTTGCTAATCAACGCACCAAGGACGTACTGGAAGCGTTGAAGTGGCTGGAACAGCACGACATTGCTCAACACAATGTTTCCAGTCTCGCCACGGCAAGACTAGCGATGATAGTAGCAAGTGTCGCAGGTGGCAAAAAGGCAAAAGCCAATATCAATGATTTTCTTCCATTTGACACGAGGAATCTCAAGAAGGACCATGGCATAACAAGTGAAAGCCTGGAAGTATTGCGTCGACTACTTAAAACAAAAAAAATGGACGGGAGGATTATTGGCTTGTTGGCAGAGGAGCTAAAGATGGCGTCAAATCGCAAGGAAGATGACTGAGGCTATAATAAAAATTAAAGAGTCAGTAACAGAGAATGGCGGGAAGTCCTGAGCTAAGGCTTGGCATTAGTTTTGATCTTGATAGCTTCAAGAAAACGGCGCTACCCAGCCTGGTTCAGTCGGCGTCAAATTTTGTACTGCCCATTGATATTAAATTTAGCAGAGATTCCATAAGTGAAGAAATGCGCTTACTGGGGCGCCAGTTAGGACAGCGCAAATATCGACTTGACTTGGATGATACAAGCGTAAAAAATGCAATAGAACAAGTTAACAAACTTGCATCTAAGATAAGCAGTTTAAAAAATACATCTGGCAGGGCCTCTGTATTGGGGGATGTTTTGTCTGGGGCGAATCTTCCTCAGACAAAGGCTTTATATAGTTCAGCTAAAGGGCTTGGAATCGTTAGCGGCACGGTCAGTAGAGCGAAGGCAGAGTTGTCAAAGGAATTAAAAGCTGGATTCGTTTCAGCGGGAGAAGATGCAATCCGGGGTCTTATTGAAGGCATCTTGAGTGGGCAAGGAAAACTTGCAGGGCTGGCGGCTTCGCTAGGCGACGAATTGTTGTCTGCATTAAAGCAATCGCTACAAATTGCTTCTCCGTCACGGCGAATGCAGCAAATTGGTCGACAAGCAGGACAGGGCTTTAATGATGGATTGATTAGCTCTTTGCAAGAAGCCACGAGAAATGCCGTGGCTCTTGTGAATGAAAGCCTCAGAAGGCTCGACCGTTTCGTTGACATGAGTCAACGAAAGGCGAGAGCGATTGCGCCAGGCCAGCCAAATTACGAGCTAGCTCAAAGACAAGCGGGCATACGTACAGGCCAGCGTGAGCGTGTGCAAAATAGAGGAGAGGCAATTCAGTTGCGGGCCGCTGCTGGACAATTTGAAGGCGGGAGCTATCAAGCATTGAGCAAAATTCTTCAGTCGTTACAACTGGAGGCGTCGGAAATAAAGCCCAATACAGGAGCGTGGAATTCTTTACAGGAAAGAATTGCTTCGGTCAACAGGGACTTGGCAAGGGCGGGCCGACTCGCGGAAGAAATTCAAATGAGAAGCAATTTAGGGGCTTTTGCTCCTGGAAGCCTTGCATCATTAGAAAGCAGGCTTGTTATTCTTAAAAGCAGAGCAAGAGAAATTGCTCCTAACACTTCAGAGTGGAGAGCGTTGAATGCCGAGATTCAAAAAGCCGAACGATTAGTTGAAAAGGCAACTCGTAAGCCTCTTACCAAGGGGGAGCGCTTTGGGGCTGCGGGCGGAGCGTTTCTCTATGGAGGCGGACTTGGCGGGGGTGCGGGACGTGCATTAGGGGGCATTGCAGGGGGGCTGGCGGGAGGAGTGCCTGGAGCCTTTACTGGCGCCGCCATCGGCCAAGCTGTCGACAACTTGGGACAATATGCGGCAGCCATTGCAAAGACAGTGGCAGAGGTTAATAAGTCCAGAGTTGCACTTGCTGGAGTAAGTCGTGATGTTGCAGACTACGACAAGGCTATTAGTGCCGTCACCCAGGCAAGTGAAAAATTCTTGCTTCCTATTTCGCAGGCTACTGGCCAATTCGCCAAATTGCAGGCAAGCGTGGTCGGAGCTGGTTTTGACACTGAAACAACCATTAAAGCATTTAATGGAATAGCGTCAGCAGTTATTGCCACAGGGGGCAGCACTGAAGACTTAAATAGTGCATTGCGTGCAACAGCCCAGGTTTTCAGCAAAGGGAAAGTTTCGGCTGAAGAGCTTCGCCAGCAGATTGGAGAAAGAATTCCTGGAGCTTTCACTATTGCCGCTCAAGCAATTAACAAAACGCCACAAGATCTTGACAAGGCTTTGCAAGATGGCAAGGTTACGTTGAATGACTTTATCAGGTTCGTTGAGGAGCTTGGCAAGAGATATGGCAGCACCACTGAAATCCTTGCAAAGGCGCCAGAGAACGCAGGGGCGAGACTTGCTGTTGCACTGGAGCAAGCAGCTCTTACATTTGGAAACTTTTTTCAGCGAGTTGGGGCCGCCTTCCAGGGATACCTGGCTGATCTTCTTAACTTTACACAGCAAAATCAAGAGCAAATTAAAATTGTCATTGCATCTTTTGTTATTTTTGGACAAGATCTTTATAATATTTTATCTGGAGTAATTGGAGCGGTGGCCCCGCTTTTTGGCTCATTTTTTAGTTATATTTTTGATAACTTTGCCAAGGGTATTAACGCGCTGGCTCGCCTTGCACAAGAGACTAAGGCGGCTGCAGGCGCCCCAGAAAAACGTGCGGCCGCAGCAGTAGAAGCACTTTATCCGGATCCTATTGAGCGAGCGCTTAAGGGCGGGGCTGCATACAAAGAAGCATTGGCCGTTGAACTTGCTTCTGACAAGCAATCTGAATCGCGTAATACACGACTTCAAAACTTAACCCAGACATTATTTAAGGACTTTAAGCCCATAAGTTTTGGTACTGGTCTTGGCAAGACCCTGCCTGGGACGGGTGCAGCAGGAGCCCCTGACGGATCTAAGTCATCCTCGGCATCAAAACTAAAGGAATTTAACAGCAGCAGGACTGAGGTTCTCCAGAAAAGGTTGGCAGCAGAAAAAGCTGCTCTTGACGCTAACTTGCTGCTCAGCGAACGCGAACGGTCTATTGAAAAAAGTCGCCTGGATTTTAAGTATGGCAATCAAATTATTGACGAACAACTTAACCAGGCAAGGCGAACATCACAGGAATACCAGCTAAAACACAGACAAAGATTTATTGCCGAGCAGGAACAGCTTGCAGCTATTGAGCGAAAAACACTGGAGTCGGGTTTTGTCACGGGAATAGCCCCTGAGTTAAGCCAAGGATACCAAAACCTTCTGGATGCTTATGACTCATTGACCTTAAAGCAAGAAGCACTAACAAGGGGCAAAGATGAATTAAATGAAGTTGAAAAAGCCGAAATATTACTTAATAACATCAGGGCGGGTTTACAGCCTGAAGAGCTGGCTCGTGTAGATGCACTCGCTAGCGCGTATTTGATGGAGGCAAGGGCATTAGACCTTGCCAACACGAGCTACGACAAGCGACTAACCTTGCGCGAAGCATTGAAACCACTTGAACAGCAATTACAGCTTGCGCAAATTTTAGATCCAAAAGCGGAATTAAGAGCACGAATTAGGCAAGAGAAGCCAAAATTAGACGACCAAGGAGTAGAACAAGTTGCCCGTCTTCAAGAGCAGGTAAATGCAGCCCAAAAGTTTGAGACAGATTTACAAGGGATTGCTTCTACTATTGGAGATGCATTTGGCGAAGCATTCAAAGGCATCGTCACTGGCAGTATGACCGCGAGAGAGGCGCTTACTGGCTTCTTTCGAGGAGTTGCAGATTCGTTTGCCGATATGGTGGCAAATATGATTGCCGAGTATTTGAAGATGCAGCTTATCGAAGGAATCATGAACATCATTTCAATGCTTTCCCCTGGATTTGGTACTGGCATTGCGCCTGGTCCAGTGGCAAAATCTGCTGGTGTTAAATTCAGTCCAACAAAAATGGGGCCAGCCTTTGCGAACGGAGGCATTGCTTACGGCGGCTTCACTGCATTCGCTAGCGGAGGCATCGTCACAGGCCCCACACTAGGCCTTGTAGGCGAAGGGCGCTACAACGAGGCAGTCATTCCCCTTCCAGACGGCAAGAGCGTCCCCGTGCAGCTCTCAGGGGGCGATGGCGGCAATCAAATCAATAGCAACATCACCGTCAACGTAAGCAATGGCCAGGCGCAAAGCAACGCCACGGGCTCTAACTCTTCAGAATTAGGGCGTAAAATTGAAGGAGCAGTAAAACAAGTAATTGTTGGTGAACTTCGTCCTGGCGGGCTTCTTGCTTCTCGCTAATTCCTTATGACTCAGCCCACTTTTGCCATACCTTGTGAATACGGACTAACTGTCCAGCGTGGTTCGCGCATTGAAAAGGTACAGTTTGGCGATGGCTATGAACAAACTCGCCCTGATGGCATTAACAATGACATTCGGCAGTATTCCATTGAGACAGTACCCATCCCTGATTCCACTGCCATTGCTCTTGATAATCAACTAGCGGCGCTTAATGGAGACTTTTTCTACAGTCAGTTTTTCATGGATGATGCAATGTATAAATATCGTCTAGAGCCAAATCAATGGCAATGGCGAACAGTGGGACCAAACAGTAATATTTTTAGCTTCACCGTAAGGAGGGTGTATGACAATAGAAGCTGATCTTCAACAAGGCTGGCATGATGCCATTGTTGAACTGATTGACTTGGATCTTTCTCCTATTACGAACGACCCCGCAGATATATTTTATTTCACGAATCAGCTAAAGCCTAATGATACAAAAATTCAATGGAAAGGAAATATTTATGAGCCCATTCCTATTGCTGCAGCAGGTTACGAAAAAAGCACCACTGGTCAAATTGCGCAGCCCACTTTGACAGTAGCCAATGTGCTTGGCACCTTCACGCAAGTTATCAATGAGCTTGACGATTTAGTGGGAGCCAAGGTAACTCGTCGGCGCACACTTGGTAAATACTTAGACGGCGAGCCTGGCGCTGATCCGCTGCAGGAATTTCCCATTGATATTTTCTATATTGAGCGCAAAACGCAAGAGAATTC